TTTTATCACAATTAGGATTATAAATAAAACATAACATTCAATAAACCCCCTTTTATGAAAATAACTGGGGGTTTTGATATTTATATAGAAAAATCTTTATGAGTTTATCAAAAGAACAATTAATGTTAGAATATGTTAGATGTATGAAGGATACCCCATACGCATTAAGAACATATTTACAAACATATGATAATACAGTATCAAAATATGTCCCATTAGAATTATTTCCAGATCAAATATCACTCCTCAAAGATTATGAAGAATATGAGGAAAATATAGCATTAAAATATCGACAAGCCGGTGTATCAACAGTAACCGCCGCTTGGGTATCAAAAAAACTTGTATTTGCAAAAAAAGAAAGACCAGAAAAAATATTGATTATTGCAAACAAACTCGACACCTCAATGGAGATGGCAAATAAAATTAGAGCTTTTGTTGATCAGTGGCCAAGTTGGGTTGGAACTGGATTTTCAGCTGATAAGAACTCACAAAGACACTATAAATTAACAAATGGTTGTGAAGTGAAAGCTGTTGCAACATCACGAGATGCGTTAAGGGGTTATACACCAACAGTTCTCGTTTTTGATGAGGCCGCGTTTATCGAAGCCGATGGTGATTTCTGGGCAGCTTGTATGGCATCACTATCTACCGGTGGTAAAGTAATTGTTGTCTCAACACCAAACGGATATGACCCAATTTATTATGAAATTTACAATCAAGCAACAAAAGGAATTAATAACTTTAAAATTTCTGAAATGTTTTGGTGGAAGGATCCGAGATATTCGAAAGATTTATATTTGGTTCCAACTGATGATATGGTTGATTACCTTTTGAATAAAGAAGAAAAAGACCATAGTAAAAACATATCGTTTGGAGATAGTGACCCTTATGGTAGAGATTATGAAAAAATAAAAGAACTTTTTAACCAAGGATACAAACCATGCTCAACTTGGTATGAAAAAATGGTTAAAAAACTAAAATATGATAAAAGGAAGATAAACCAAGAGCTTAATTGTGAGTTTCTTGGGTCTGGTGATAATGTATTTGACTCAAAACAATTGGATTATATTAAAACAAATACAATACAAGACGCACCAAATAAAATGATGGGTAACGCTCTTTTAATGTGGAAAGAACCAATACAAGGTCATAAATACATTATGGGTGTTGATGTTTCTCGTGGTGATAGTGAAGATTTTTCATCAATCCAGATAATTGATTTTGATGAAAGAGAACAAGTTCTGGAATATGTTGGAAAAATCCCACCTGATGCACTTGCTGAAATAGCATATAAATGGGGGATGATGTATAATGCATTTTGTGTTGTGGATATTACTGGTGGTATGGGAATTACAACCGTTAGAAAGATGCAGGAATTAGGTTATAAGAATTTATACATTGATGGGGTTGATTCTATGAATATTTGGGCTGTAAATAAAAGTACTGTAGATAAAATACCAGGAATAAACTTTAACAATAAACGAGTTCAGATAATTGCCGCATTTGAGGAATATGTTAGACACAAATTTAAGATAAGGAGTGTTAGATTATATAATGAAATGAACACATTTGTTTATGTAAATGGAAGACCAGATCACCAAAAAGGACAACACGATGACCTTATTATGGGTATATCAATGGCAATTTATGTTGGGGAATCATCATTTCAAAAATTAGAAAAAGTAACAGAAAAGACAAAAATTATGATTGAATCTTGGACTGTTGCAAATAACGATTCAGTTGGAAAACAAATTCATTTTGACCCTATGGTTCCAAATATGAACGCACAAAACGATAGATTTAGTAGGGATAATTCTGGACCATCCAGACGAGATTATATGGAATATGGTTGGTTATTTGGTAAAAGATAATATTTATTGTTATGGGTTTAGCAAGAAGAAAAGTATCTGGTAGAATAATAGGTGGTTCAAGATTGGTGGTTGACGGACAACCAATATTCTCAACAATTAAATATGTTCCAGACATTCGAAAAACAAGGAAACGAGAAGACTTTGTTGAAGGTGCGGAACCACCAGTCCCAACAACAACCACGACAACAACTCAATTTGTCGAAACTTGTAATATTGAGACTCAACAATTTGAAATATTAACAACACAAGATAATTCAAGACTAATTTGGTGTTAAACATTTAGTATTGGAGAAATATAGGTAAATTTTAAATATGGAAAAAAATAATCTAACTATTTGGCAGAAACTATCAAAAACATTTGGTCCAAACTCACTTTTAAATATGGATCAATCAAGTGTGAAATTAGATAAAACTGTTTTATTAAAAACACCAAATAAACAAGAATACGAAAAAGAAAAACTTGAATATCAACAAACTTTATTTTTAAGTAATCAATGGCAAAAAATTGAAAATAATTTATACGCTCAAGCGGTGTATTACGAACCAAATAGGATTTCAGCGTTTTATGATTATGAATCAATGGAATATACTCCAGAAATTTCAACAGCACTTGACATATATTCAGAAGAATCAACAACACCAAATCAAGATGGTTATGTATTGCAAATTTATTCTGAATCAAAAAGAATTAAATCAATATTAACGGATTTATTTAATAATGTATTAGATATCGCAATTAACTTACCAATGTGGGTTAGAAATACTTGTAAATATGGTGATAATTTTGTTTATCTAAAATTAGACCCTGAAAAAGGTATTGTTGGATGTTTACAACTTCCAAACATTGAAATTGAAAGATTGGAGAGAGGTATGGAAGCAAGAACAATGAATTCAGTTTTAGGTCCAGAAGTCCAATTTAAAAACAAAAATTTAAAGTTTGTTTGGAAAAACAAAGATATGGAGTTCAACACTTGGGAAATGGCTCATTTCAGATTACTCGGTGATGATCGAAAACTTCCATATGGAACATCAATGCTTGAGAAAGCTCGTAGAATTTGGAAACAATTAGTTTTAGCTGAAGATGCGATGTTAATATATCGAACATCAAGAGCACCAGAAAGAAGGGTATTTAAAGTATTTGTTGGTAATATGGATGATAAGGATGTTGAGGCATATGTGCAGCGTGTTGCAAACAAATTTAAAAGAGACCAAGTTGTTGATTCTAAAACTGGTAATGTTGATTTACGATTTAATCAAATGGCTGTCGATCAAGATTATTTTATTCCAGTTAGAGACCCTGCGGCAACAATGCCAATTGAAACATTACCGGGTGCTCAAAACTTATCTGAAATAGCTGATATTGAATATATTCAGAAAAAACTTGTAACAGCTTTAAGAATACCAAAAGCATTTTTAGGTTTTGAAGAACCGGTTGGTAATGGTGATAATTTATCACTTCTTGATATTCGTTTTGCTAGAACAATCAATAAAATACAAAAAAGTATGATTGCCGAATTAAATAAAATTGCAATCATTCATTTATTTTTATTGGGTTTTGAAGACGAATTACATAACTTCACATTAGGATTGACAAATCCATCTAAACAAGCTGATTTACTTATGGTTTCAGTTTGGAAAGAAAAAATATTACTATATAAGGATATGGTAACTGAAATTCCAAACACATTACAACCAACTTCTGCAACTTGGGCTAAAAAACATATATTCGGATTTTCGGATGATGAAATTAAACTTGAAATCCAACAAGTTAGAATGGAAAGAGCTGTGGCTGCAGAGTTGGCTAATACAGCAACCGTTATTACACATACTGGTATGTTTGATAATATCGACAAGTTATATAAAACTGTGTCTGGTGAAACTGTAACCGCTGGTGGAGCAGCATCAGGTGGAGCACCACCACCAGCACCAGGTGGAGAAGCTGGTGGACCACCACCACCTCCGGGAGGAGAACCTATGATGGATAGTGTTGAAAAAAGAAATTACAACATACTTTTAGAAAGTGATAATTTGACGGAAGATGATTATATTGATTTATCAAAAGGTAGGAATTCATTAGGTGATATTGAAAAAGAATTGGATAAATTACTAAATGGGTAATATTTATTAAAAAAAATTAAAATGAAATTTGGTATTATAAAAAGTAAAATAGAAAATATTTTAACTGAAAGTTTTGTTAAAAACTCATTCAAGGATCAAATCTTTGTTTTTGAAGAATTAGTATTAAAAAACAAAAACATCAAAAAATTATATTTTCTATATGATGAACTATCATCAAATAAAGGATTGGATAAAAATTTAGCTGAAAGTTTTATTAACGAATGTATTACTATATTCGAAAATACTACTAACAAAATTTCACCAAATGAAATTAAAGAATTGGAACTTTGGGTTAGTGAAGTAAAAAGTGAAAATAATTATGAAAATATTGATAATCTATTTTCATCAAATTTAGCATTACTTGAAAATAAACTAAAAAGTAGAAATCTAATCTCTGAAAACTTACAGAAATCAATCGAAACACCAGTTGAAATTAACGCAACTTTAGATGAGATTGTTGAAACTGCGAATAAAACAATTAATGATTATATCTTAACTTTAAGTGAATCTGAAAGATTAAAAGTTAAAAACATATTAAAAGAATCAGATGAAAAACTACAAGTTAAGTTTGATTTACTTAAAGAAAGTGTTGTTGAAAAACTTACAGAACTTAAAGAAAACGAAGACAATAAAGAAGTATTAACAAAAATAGATGAAACAATTCAAAATGTTCAGGTCGAAATTTTTGATAGGTTAAACTATTTGAAA